AGATCAAGGCGTACCAGGCCGAGACGCAGCGAATCAGTGCAGTACAGGCAGGTATGACACCTGAGCAGATTCAGGACATCGTGATGGGGACCATTGCTGCTGCGGTGGATGCTGGTGACCTGAGCGCAGGCGCGCCCCAGATGCAAGAGGCTCCGCAGCAGGATGCAATGGAGCCTACTGAGCAGGTCCAGCAAGAAGTGTCTCCGACGAATTGGTCTTGACTTGACTGACATACCCACCCTGTGATACTCTCATGAGGTGTTGAAACAACAACCTTTACTCCAAAGGAACTGAAATGGAGCTTCTGAGACCTCTCAGCGATGTGGACTTCCCGGCAGCTTCTGCCGCCACTGGGGCTACGGCGGTAACCCTCGGGCCTTGGGCGTTTGGTCCTCAAGGCGTGATGGTGTGGTGCACCCAGGACGTGTATGTCGCCGTTGGCAAGGGGGTGACGGCCACCACTGCCAGCACCCCTATCCCTGCGTACACCCCAGTGCCGTTTTACGCACCGCAGACTGAATCTGGCAGCACTTGGCAAGTCAGTGTCCTCCAGGTGTCGACTGCCGGAACCGTTTACGCCAAGCCGATCAACATCCGATGAGTCTGGGTGTTGGTATTCGTAACAGCATTGCTATCGGGATAGGTGGCATCATCTCCTTGTTCTCGGGGTATGGTCGAGACCAAGTACAAAATAACCTTGCCGCCACCGAGGATGGTGACAACATCGTCCAGGAAGATGGTGGCTTTATTCTGGTTTAGGAGTGAACTATGGCTGATGTGAAAATTTCTGATCTTCCGGCGTCATCGGGGATGACGAATAGCACGACTGACTATATTCCTGTTGTTCAGAGTGGTATCACAAAAAAGTTATCGTTTCGGCAATTGGTGACGAAGATGTTTATTACCACTACAAGTACAAATTATAACCTTTCGGACAATGACAAGGGCAAGGTGATTTATTTCACGTCGGCCACTCCAGTAACCGTCAACTGCGTGGCAGGGTTGGGACCGGCCAACAGGTGCACCATCATTCAAGGCGGTGCAGGCAAGGTCACAGTCGCACCCAACGGTCAGACCTTGGTGTCACGCTCCGGTCTGTTCAGTACAGCGGGGCAATACGCGGTAATTGATGTGGTCATGCCCGTCGCCAACACATTCCTGCTTTCCGGCGACCTGGGAGCCTGACATGACAGTGTTCCTCTCTCCTGTTGGTGGCGCTGGTGCCCAGTTCTTTGACAACAATGGCAACCCGCTGTCGGGTGGCAAGTTGTACACCTACTCTGCTGGCACCACGACCCCGCAAGCGACGTACACCAGTAGCAGTGGTGCAGCATTTCACACCAACCCCATTGTGCTGGACTCGGCAGGTCGTGTTCCAGGCAGCAGTGAAATATGGCTGTCAGATGGGCAGGTTTACAAGTTCGTCCTGAAGACAAGTGCCGACGTGCTGCTGGCGACATGGGATCAGATCGCCGGCATCAACTATAACTTTGTGAACTACGCAGCAGAGTCAGAGGTTCAAACGGCCACGGCGAGTCAGACAGTATTCGTGCTCACATCGATGACGTACACTCCGGGCACCAATAGTCTGATGGTCTATGTCAACGGGGTGAACAAGTATGAGGGTATCGACTACACCGAGACCGACAGCACCACCGTGACATTCTCCACTGGTGTGTCGGCTGGCGCCAAGGTTAAGTTCACATCCGCGATTCAACTATCTGGCTCAACCGTTGACTCATCGACAGTTGCATATGTTCCTCCGTTCATAGGCAGCATTGCCACCACAACTGAAGACAAGCTGTCTCAATTTATGAGCGTCAAAGATTTTGGCGCTGTGGGTGACGGCGTGACGGATGACACCGTAGCAATTAGAAATGCTGTGGCTGTTGGGGCCGGACGAACCATATTTTTTCCGAAGGGTGTGTATCTCGTATCTGGGACAGTGACGGTCCCGCAGCGCACCAGCTTGACCGGTGAAGGACGCGCCACGTCCTTCATTAAACTCGCGTCCACTTTCGACAATTTATTTGTATTTGGTAGTCCATCTGACGCAGGCGACTACGCTTATGGGTCAGAGGTATCCCACATGTCGTTTTATGTTGACCGCTCTCCGGTCGACCCTTCAACGACCAATCTTCAATACAAGGACACTCTCGATGGTGCATTTATTCGGATGCACGGTGCCAGAACGTGCATTGTGCGTGATTGCAAATTTGATTGGAAGGCTCATCACGTAGTATTTCACGGTGGTGATTCAAACCATGTCTATAACAATTATTTCTTTGGGATTTGGGATCTCGCTGCCGATGATTTACAAGAGTGTGAGTATTCAGTCGGTGTCATCTACAGTGCAACTCATGGAACTCCGTGGAACTATCACATCACGGGCAACACGTTCAACGGTCTAGAAAGCAGTGCGCGACCAGTCGTGTATGGTCCATACGGTTCGGTGACACACTCACAGGCCATCGGGCCAAGGAATCACTTTTATTCGGATGGTATTGACATGCTGGTGTTCTCTGGAAACCTTGTCAGGTATTCCGGTAGTGTTGGGGTGTTCGTATACTCACTCCATCCGTCACGCAACGTGCATATCACTGACAACACGTTCGACCAAAGCTCGCAGTACGATTTGCAGTTCGGTAAGGTCGGGACCAGTTATCTGGTGAATGTCAATATCTCGGACAATGTGTTCAACGGTCTGCGAAAATCGAGCCATGCTGTTGTTGTCGGTGATTCGGGTGACGGAACATTAGTAGTGTCGTCACTGAATTTGGCCAATAACGTGTTCAGTGGATACAGTAGGGCCCCAATATCACTTGGTGGTGTATGGGGTGCCCTGATAACTGGAAATATTGCTCGTGACTATAATTGCCAATACGCAAGTCTGGCAAGCGGTGCGGATACTGATGGAACATACGCAGCATCTGTGTTCTTATACGGTTCTACCAGGTACACTCACGTAACAGACAACGTGTTCGGTGGGGGCGATGACCAGTACAATCAGGTAGCGAACGGGTGTTCTTACGGCATCTACTCCGCCATTGTCAGTCCACTGGCAATATCGCAAACAAACAATGTAGACGCTGGTCTGAATTCATCCATGTCTGTAGGACTGCCTGTTGTGACAGGTGTGGTCGGATTCATGGCGCGTGGTGTAACCAACACCACTAGCGCAGGTGTGAAACAATTCAACGTAGTAGACTACAACTATTCCAATAGTTACAATCCTGCCACTGGCGTGTTTACTGCGCCTGTCACCGGACTGTACTCCATCGGGATATATGGTACTTCTGCCAAAAACAACCCCCTGATTCTTTTCATTGCCGTCAACTCGTTTTCGGTTGCGGCTGCGGTTGCGGCTGCGGGTTCGGTTACGGGTGCGGTTGCGGGTGCGTCAACGTCAGGTACGTTCCTACTGAATGCTGGCGACACTGTTACTTGTAACCAGTCGGTGGGAACATATCTTTGGGCGGACGCTCCAGACAGCACGTTTTCTGTTGCGCTGGTGACTCAGATATAGCCGACACAGAAGGGGTGTGATTTACTTTTCGTAACAATTGCGGTCAGATGTGTCGGCAGTTGTCACTGCATGATACACACAATCATTACCGTACTGGCCCGCTAGACCAGGAACTCCAAGGAGTCATAGATGATGAATGAGCTAGACCCCTCAGTGGAAGTAGACTCCACGCTAGCCCCCGAGGTGACGGCCACCACGGACACCGCTTCAATTGAGCCGGGGATCACCGAGAACAGCCAAGAGCAGGTGCCAGAGGAGAAGAAATTCACTCAGGCCGAGCTCGACGCAATGATCGGCAAGCGCCTTGCGAGAGAGCAGCGCAAGTGGGAACGTGATCAGCAAGCGAAGTTGACCGAAAGGCAAGCATCGCAATCGTTGCGTGAGGACCTTCCACCCATTGACCAATTCGAGTCTGTTGCTGCCTATGCTGAAGCATTGGCTGCCCGGCGGGCTGAAGAGCTGGTCGCACAGCGGGAGATTCACAACCAACGTGCTCAGATTGAGGAAGCCTACGCTGAGCGTGAAGAGGATGCTCGGACCAAGTATGAAGACTTCGAGCAAGTCGCATACAACCCGAAACTCCGAGTCACCGACGTGATGGCTGAGACAATCAAAGCATCCGAAATTGGACCTGATCTGGCCTATTGGCTGGGCAGCAATCCAAAGGAATCTGATCGCATCTCTCGCATGTCTCCGCTCATGCAAGCGCGTGAGATCGGGAGGATCGAGGCCAAACTGAGTGCCGAGCCTCCTCAAAAGAAAGTAACATCAGCGCCTGATCCGATTCGTCCGGTCAGCGCTCGGAACATCAACCCTGGTGTCACTGATACCACCGATCCTCGTTCCATCCAGAGCATGAGTACATCGGAATGGATTGAAGCCGACCGCCTCCGAACAATCGCCAAGATGAAGGCGCTTCAAAATCGTTGAACTTATTCATCATTGAAAGGAATGCACCATGGCTAACAGCCTTCTGACGATCGACATGATAACCCGCAAGGGTTTGGCGATACTGGAGAACAATCTTGTTCTCTCTCGCAACATCAACCGGCAGTATGACGACAGTTTCGCAGTCGAAGGGGCCAAGATCGGATCATCGCTGCGTATCCGCCTGCCTGATCGCGTTCTGGTTACCGACGGTGCCGCCCTGCAAACGCAGGACGACAACGAGCAGTACACCACCCTGACCGTTTCCACCCAGAAGCATGTCGGCATCAACTTCACCTCTGCTGAACTGAGTATGCAGTTGGACGACTTTGCGGATCGGGTCCTGAAGCCTCGTATCAGCCAGCTCGCTGCTTCGATCGACGCAGATGTTGCCAACGTCTTTGCATCGGTTGGCACCAGTGTCGGCACCCCCGGCACTACCCCAGCCACTGCTCTGGTGATGTTGCAGGCTCAGCAGAAGATGAACGAAGCCGCAGCTCCAATGTCTCCGCGATACCTGACTGTGAATCCGGCTGCCAACGCGGCGCTGGTCAATGGCCTGTCAGGGTTCTTCAATCCATCTGACTCGATCTCTCGCCAGTTCAAGAGTGGCATGATGGGCGAGAATGTGCTGGGCTATGAAGAAGTGAACATGAGCCAGTCGGTCAAGTCGTTCACTGTCGGCAGTCGCACCGCTACTGGTGGCACGACATCGGCTGCTGTGACTACCGAAGGCGCAACGACCATCGCAATCACCGGTGCCGGAGCTTCTGGTACCATCAAGGCTGGTGACGTGTTCACTGTGGCTGGCTGCTTCGCTGTCAATCCGCAGACGCGGGAGTCCACTGGTTCACTGTTCCAGTTCGTCGCTCTAGCGGACGTGGCTCTGAACGGATCAGGTGCTGGCACCATCACAGTGGCTCCGATTTACTCAGCGGCTCACCCTCTGGCGACTGTGTTGAGTCTTCCTGCGACCAGCAGTGCTGTGGTGTTCATGGGTGCCGCCAGCACCACCTATCCGCAGAACATCGCCTACCACAAGGATGCGTTCACTCTCGCCACTGCTGACCTGATCCTGCCACAAGGTGTGGACATGGCATCGCGTGCCAACCACAACGGGATCAGTATGCGGATCGTCCGGCAGTACGACATCAACAACGATCGGATGCCCTGTCGGGTCGACGTGTTGTACGGCTACGCCGCAATTCGCCCGCAACTGGCGTGTCGCGTATGGGGATAACCTGACCTGACTGGTCTCGAACATCATCCCCCAATCTCAAATCTGAAAGGAAATTATCATGCCTATTCTTCCTAACGGCGGTGGCGGTTATCGAATCGGCACAGGCAATGCTTCCGAAGCACAACTGATCGTACAGGGCGCCCCGACTGCTCTGACGGGTGCTGCAACCGCAACGGTTGCTCAACTGGCCAACGGGCTGTTCACCTTCAACGGTACTGCCGGCAACCTGACTCTGCCCACTGTGGCAGAGCTTGAAGCCGGTATCCCGAATGCCACCAGGGTCGACATTGCGTTTGACTTCCACATCATCAACATCGACGCCACGACTGATGATGTGACTGTGGCTGTGGCTGCTGGGACCGGGTGGACACTGGTTGGTAATATGGTTGTGACCGAGACCACCTCGGGTCACTTCCGTGCTCGCAAGACTGGTGTTGGTGCCTGGACGCTGTATCGAATTGGTTGATCGCAAACGGGGCTTCGGCCCCGTTTCCACACGGAGACATCAATGAACGTAGTGCTTGTTCATCCGATCCATGGCGCCAAGGTCGCCATCGATGCTACGGAGATCGAGAACGATGAGCTCGCAGGATGGACGCGATATGAGCCAGTGACGCCTGTCGAAGACTCTGCCCCTGCTGAGCTTGCTGAGCCTGCTGAGCTTGCTGTCGACACCCCTGTCCGACGGAAGTATTCTCGCAAGACTCCCGCGCCCGTTGTTGAGCAGTCCGACAAAGTCCCTGAGTTTTTGGAGACGGTGAGCGACCCTATCAAAGGAGAGTAAGATGGCGACTACTGCCAGTGATCAGATCAACCGAGCGCTGCGGCTGCTTGGTGTACTGGCTGAGGGAGAGACACCATCGGCAGAGACCAGTCAGGACGCACTGATTGCACTGAATCAGATGATTGACTCGTGGAGCACCGAGAGGCTGTCTGTCTACTCCACTCAGGATCAGGTCTTCAATTGGCCATCGGGTGAGATCAAGCGCACCCTTGGACCTACTGGCGACTTCGTGGGCAACCGTCCAGTGATGCTTGATGATGCCACCTATTATCGCTCCCCTGGTGGTGTGTCGTATGGTGTCAATTTCATCAATCAGGACCAGTACAACAGCATCGCGGTAAAGACTGCCACGTCGACACTCCCGCAGGTCATCTTTGTCAACGAGACACATCCTGACATCGAGATGCTCATCTACCCTGTTCCAACGCAAGTGCTGGAGTGGCATTTCATCTCGGTACAGGAGCTGACGCAGCCAGCCAGTCTCGCCACCCAGTTGGAGATTCCTCCCGGATACCTTCGCGCCTTCACCTACAATCTGGCGATGGAGATTGCACCCGAGTTTGGTGTCGAACCATCCAAGCAGGTCCAGCGTATCGCCATGGTCAGCAAGCGGACACTCAAGCGCATCAACAACCCTGACGATGTGATGACACTCCCCTACGGGGTTCTGGCACGCCGATCTCGGTTCAACATCTACGCCGGGAACCTCTGATGAAGACCCCGATCCTCGGATCGTCGTATGTGACACGCAGCGTGAATGCTGCTGCGGCGCGCATGGTCAATCTGTTCCCGGAGATCATTCCAGAAGGCGGCAAGGAGCCTGCCTTTCTGAGTCGTGCTCCCGGCATCAAGCTGAAGGTGTCAGTTGGTGCTGGACCGATCCGAGGGATGCGGGAGTTCGGTGGCAACCTGTACGTGGTCAGTCGAGACACTCTGTACAAGGTGGACCAGACATACACTGTGACAACGCTGGGAGCCGTGGCTGGCACATCCGGACCTGTGAGCATGGCTGACAACGGAACCCAGTTGTTCGTAGCGTGCAATGGACCGAGCTTCATCTACAACGCTACGACTGGGGCGTTCTCTCGGATCACGGACGGTGATTTCCCCGGTGCGGTTACAGTGGACTATCTCGACGGATTCTTCGTCTTCAATGAGCCGAACAGCCAGAAGATATGGGTCACCAGTTTGCTGAATGGGTTGAGTGTGGACCCTTTGGACTTCGCAAGTGCGGAGGGCTCCCCCGACGGGGTGGTCGGCGTGGTCGCGGACCATCGAGAGCTTTGGGTGTTCGGGACCAACTCAGTCGAAGTCTGGTACAACAGTGGTGGTGCAGATTTCCCACTTTCCCGCATTCAGGGGGCGTTCAATGAGCTAGGATGTGCCGCCCCCCACTCGATCACCAAGATGGACAACGGGGTATTCTGGCTTGGGAAAGACGCTCGGGGACAAGGAATCGTCTACCGAGCCAACGGGTATACAGGCACCCGTGTTTCGACTCATGCGGTGGAATGGCAGATTCAACGATATGGTGACATGTCAGATGCAATCGGGTACGCCTACCAACAGGACGGTCACACCTTCTATGTCCTGACTTTCCCAAGTGCCGATGCGACATGGGTATACGACGCGGCAACCCAAGCATGGCATGAGAGGGCAGCGTTTTCCAATGGCGGATTCACTCGCCATCGCGGCAACTGCCAGTCGTTCTTCCAGGGGGAAGTGTTGGTAGGCGACTATCAGAACGGCAACGTCTATTCACTCGACCTCGACACCTATTCAGACAACGGGGCTGTTCAGAAATGGCTGCGGTCGTGGCGAGCGTTTCCCACTGGACAGAACACCCTGAAGCGCTCCGCGCATCACAGTCTTCAGCTCGACATGGAAGTAGGCGTGGGTCTGAACGACGGGCAAGGCAGTGACCCGCATGTCATGCTGAGGTGGAGTGATGATGGTGGACATACTTGGTCCAGCGAGCACTGGACAGATATTGGCAAGATTGGAGAATTCCATCACCATGCAATCTGGCGCCGTTTGGGCATGACACTGAAACTGCGCGACCGGGTGTACGAGGTCTCGGGGACCGACCCTGTGAAGATCGCAATCACGGGAGCCGAGCTGATCATGAGTGGAACCAGTGCCTGACTCGTCGAGGGTTCCGCTCACACCGCCGAGGGTCCCACTCGTAGACTCTCGTACAGGCACCGTGTCGCGGGAGTGGTACATGTTCTTTCTGTCGAGGTTTACATCGACAAAAGAGAGCAGTGTTTCACTCGATGACATGCAGAAAGGCCCTCCTGCTCCAACCATTGATGACATTGCACTGCTAATTGACCAGATTGGTGTTGACCGCCTTCCACCATCCGGCGTGGCAGAGATTCGTGCGGCGCTTGACGTGATCCAGCAAGAGCTTCAGACGGCACCTCGACATGAGATCGGGACAATGGCCGCGCTTCAAGCTGGTATCACCGGGCTTGTCAACGGAGACCTGCTCCAATACGATTCAGTGCAGGCTGTATGGAAGAACGCGCCTGCTGCCACCGTGGTGACTGGAACCGCTACAGCACCTGTCACCAAGACTGTTGACTTCTCGGTAGCAAGCGGAGAGAAGTGGATCATCAACAACAAGGCGGGGTCATCGTGCGTCGTGACATTGCCGACAGCCAGTGACAACGTGGGGCGGGAACTGCACTTCCAGAACTACCAGGCGCAGACACTCGTGTCGGCATCGAGCAATGTGATACCGCTTGCTGGTGGAGCCGCTGGCACCGCCATCCTTGGAGCTGTCGCCGGAGCAAACGCTACTCTGGTGTCAGATGGGACAAACTGGGTGTTGACGCAGTAGGTGCTCAACAACAAATCGAATGAGGAACTATCGTGGCCGTATCCGTCAAAAACATTGTGCCCGGCAAAACGGTCGAGAACACTCAGACGACGCAGTATACTGCGTCAGGGGTGACCACGATCATCGACAAATTCACTGCGACGAACTACAGTGGGACTGCTGCGACCATCTCTGTGAATCTTGTGACCACGGGAGGGTCTGCCGGAAACACGAACATCGTCACCAAGACCAAAACGCTCCAACCTGCCGAGGTTTACACGTTCCCTGAATTGGTTGGACAAGTGCTGAACCCCGGTGATTTCATCTCTACACTGGCGGGTACTGCGGGAGCGATCAATATGCGAGTCAGCGGTCGTGAAGTCACCTGACGTGAAGTTACCTGACGACGTGTGGCAGGTGATCAAGGACCACATGTTGACGTACAAGACACGCAATGTTCCAGACGAGCTCCGAGAGATTCTGGAACAATTTGCCAACATTGAGTTGTTCGACGGTGGGGCGTTTGTGTCGATCGGTAACGAGTTCGACTTGTTCGTGGTGCCCGAGAAGCGAGGGCGCTGGCGCATCCGGTCTACGATTGGGCAATATCTCGATCGGATGGGTCGACTGCATGACCGCACCATCGTGAGGATCAATGAACGAAATACCCCGTCCCTGCGCTTGGCGCGGCACTTCGGGTTTCGTGAAATAGACCGAGAGAACGGTATCATTCGATTGGAGAAAGAAAATGGGTAGTATTGTCAATTCTGTAGCAGATGTATTCGGATTCGGTCCGGCCAGTAAGCAGCTCAAGGCGGCGGACCGTGCTGCGGATACTTCAGCGGCAGTGTCGAGGGAGGCTACTGATCTCCAGCGTCAGATGTATTACGAGGGTGTTGCTCGTCAGCAGCCTTGGTTGCAAGCTGGTCAGATCGCGCTCAACAAACTGGTACCCGAAGCAACAAACTACCAGAATTTCGGGATGGAGCAGTTTAAGCAAGACCCCGGATACGCATTCCGCATGTCCGAGGGTATGAAGGCACTGGAAAACTCGGCTGCTGCCCGCGGGGGCCTGCTCTCTGGTGCTACAATGAAAGGGATTCAGCGGTACGGGCAAGACATGGCATCACAAGAATACATGAATGCGTTCAACCGATACCAGGTCGAACGTGAGGCTCGACTGAACCCACTTCAGTCTCTTGCGGGTGTTGGGCAAACCACGGCGAACGCACTTGCCGCAGGAGGTCAGGGGTTTGCTGGCAATGTCAACCAACTCGCCATGATGAACATGACCAATCAGGGCAACTTAGCACTTACTTCCGGCAATATCCGAGCCAGTCAGTACAATACAGCAGGGCGGGCAATTGACGACGCTCTGGAAACCGACTGGGGCAAGGTAGCCAGCACAATGAGTGGCTGGTTTGGCTAAATACCTGATTTAAGTGGGGGGATTATCATGAGCGGACTCATTGACGCAAGTATCCTTAAACCAGAGCTGGCGAACTCACTCGCAGAAGGGTACCGTCAGTCCAGGGAAGAGCGTCACAAACGTGAAATGGACCGGGCAACACTGGCCACTCTCGAACAGCAGCGCGAGTCCACTCAAATGACTCTGGAAAGACTCAAGCAGGAACGAGAGATGATGCTGGGTCTACAATCCGAGCTGAAGGCTATCGGTAGAGACCCGGACCTGAACAAGGTGTTCGATGTTTTCATTGCATCCGGTAACCCCGACTACGTAATGAAAGGGTACGAAGGTAAGCGCAAACTGCAAGAGCAGGCACGCGCCGAGGGTGTGTTGCGCCAATATGCCCCAGAGTTGTTCCCGCCCGGACCAAGTGCTCCCGGTGGCACTGCTCCGGGTGCTGTTGCGCCAGCAGGCACTGTCAATGCGATGGCACCAAGTGCTCCAAGTAGCGCTGTGCCGGGTGCTCCCAGTGGCACTGTTGCGCCAGCAGGCACTGTCAATGCGATGGCACCAAGGGTTGCTCCAGCTACCGAAGTAAATGCGCTGCGGCAGCAGTTGGCGGCGCTCAGCTCGGTTGACGATCCTCGCGCTAAAGCTATGGCGGATGTAGTCAAAGCTCAACTTCAGGAGTTGACCAAGCGCTATGTTGTCGGCCGATCCCTCGTCACAGGCGACAATCAGGTATTGTATCAGGCACCCGAGCCTGCCCAGACAACATCGCCTGCTGAGCAAGAGCGACTCACAAATGAACGCAAGCGCATCGGTCTGGAGGAACGGCGAGTTGTGGCGCTGGAAAAGCGACTCACTGACTCTGGAACTCCGGGTGTGCAGCTCTCCAAGAAGGAAATGCAGGTACGAGATGCCGCTTTCCCAAAAGCGACCGTCGCGGTCAAGGCGTTCGATGCGGATGTGGACGAAATGATCGAGAGACTTACGCGGTTGAGAAATCATCCCGGCTTGGACAATATCACTGGACTCGTTTACGGACACACCCCTTCGGCTACGGCGGACGGTCGAGCCGCGGAAGTGCTCTATAACACGATCGTCGCAAAAGGCGGATTCCAGGCGTTGAATGATGTGAGACTCGCTGCACCGACTGGTGGCGCACTTGGTGCCGTCTCCAACCAAGAAGGTAAGCAATTAAAGGAAGCGTTCTCGGAAATCAATCGGAGCATGGATGCCCCCGATGTTCAAGCAGCTATTGACAGAACAATCCAGAAGCTGATCGCAAGTAAATCCCGCGTCAGGGAAGGATACGATCTGACTTACGAGTATCGCACGCCCACTGCGCCAACCACTGCACCAACCA